ATATATACTCTCGTTACAAGGAGCTAAATATTTAATACAATTTATTGAAAAAAGTTTTAAAAATCAAACTGTATATGGATTAGACCGATTTATGGCACACACGCTTAGTAATATAGATAGTCATTATACTAGTAAAAAATTGATACATACGCCAATATGGAATGTATCGAGTAAATCAGATTCTACTGATATATCATCCACAGACGTTCAGATACATAACCAAAATATCAAAAATATAACTGCCTATATGAATAATATCAAATCGCTTCTGAAGTAGATTTTTCTTTATTTAATGTTAAAATTTCTTTGGTAACAATCTTAAATTTTTCACGCATATCTAATGCTGTTTCTTTTGAAATATTGATAAATCGAACCTCTTCTTTAGTAGGTTGATATTCTTGTTTTGGAATATAACAATTACCACATGCTAAAAATACCACTATTTTAAATTTTAATTGGGGAAAATGTTTCTTTAAAACGTCTACCAATATTTCCGTTTGTTTTATATCACATTTTGCATGATTACAGTGGTGTATTTCATGTCCCGCTCTTAAAAAATAAATAGTTTCCTTTGTATTATTTGTATTATTAAGAATATCTTTTAGACGATTTACACGCTCTAAAAGTTTAGCATAATCTTGAGGAAAAGTAAAATGAGGAAAGTCAATATTATATTTTTTTTTACCTTCAGGTGTTAAAAAATCTTGAAAATCATTTTCAATTATTTCGTCTATTCCATTATATGTAAGTATCCAATCAAATGGAAGCGATACCGTTCTTAATTTTTTATCACGTAAGATCGTTGCTATATCGCAATTAACCCCAATAGAAATAAACATATATTTAGTTTACATATATTTATTTTAATTTTAACTATATATAAATGATTTTTGCCTATCTACTAGTTCAAGGTTGTAATAATTGTCCGTATAATGGTATTCCTCAATTAGAAAAATCGGTAAATTCACTAAAATCGTATCTACCAGATAGTAAAGTATATATATACTATGGATATGATGAAACAAGTAAGGATAAAGTATCTGATATAGAAACATTTATATCGTCAAATAATTTGATTGGAGTAAATATCGGTCATTTAAAACATAATTTTCCGATTATTGAAAGTAAAGGAATTGCGGATTCCATTAAAAATCCTTATCGATTAAATATATTAATCGAAAAAATCTATGTTTTATTAAATCATGATGAGAAAGAAGAATTAATGTTTGTTGATTTAGATACTGTTTTCAAGCCCAATATTAAAAATTTTCATATAAATAAAAATGAAGCGGTTGTATATTCAAACGAAAGGCCTTTATTAAACCAACGAGGACTCGATAATTTTTTCAAACAGCTAAATTATCCAGTTAAATCTAGTAGTCGTATGTATAACACAGGGTTTATTTATATTCCTGCTGAAAAACGAAAAGCAATTGCACAAGAAGCGCTAGATCTGGTCTTACAAATGAATACAATTTCTGATACGCAGCGCGTCGCCAAAGATTTAGATGAGCAAATTTCTTTAAGTATCATTATCCATAAATATTTTAATAGAATAACTAATATCAATCACTGTCTAAAGCATAATATGGGTCAACATATACGATAATTTACTGTTTTAATAATTTCATCCATTCTTGAATCACTTTGTCATCATAAAACTGATCTTCTAACTTCACGATTGGTCTATTATTATATATTTCTTCTATTTTTTCAGCTATTTTGTGTGGATTATTAAAATTACATAATAGATTATTAGGTATAAAATCGCGATATCCTGTTGCAATACTATTATCGCCAATTACAGGAACACCCAAATGAATAGCTTCAGCAAAAACACACCCAAATGTTTCCGGAAAATGAGTACCAAATACACCCAAACATCCCTGTATAAGTTTACTATACTCGGTTTTATCTTTTATACACCCTTTTAATTCTATAAAAGGGAAACGACGTTTCAAATCATCCCCATTTGGACCTACATATACCGGTTTTAATAGATAAAGTCTGAAATTTGGATTCTTATTATGATATTCACGACATCCTCTCAATACAACATCTAATCTTTTATCCCAGTTGGATGCAAATAACATAACGTCTTTATTATATGTTATACTATCTGACTTAGGGTAATATTCTTTGAAGAGGGCGTTATATATTAGATGTATTGTCACGCGCGGTAATTTCGTTCTATAAATACGTTTTTGAAAATTACTGATACAAATCACATGAATATTAAATTTACTGAAATATTCATTTATCATGGCAGGGGTATGTTCTGCTTGATATTTACCACTATAATGATCGTGACACCAACAATAATATTTATTATTTGGATTTATCTCATGAATTTTTTTCAAAGCCAAAAGCTCGCGTTGCATTATAACTGTTTCATTTTGGATCGTTTTAATTATTTCATTATTTGTATAAAATTTATACTGTATTCCATCCAATATTTGTTCTGTTTGGTCTTTATTATAAATAATAATTTCATTTCCTTCTATTTGAGATAATTTATAAGCGGTTAAAAAAAATAACCATTCGCTAGCCCCACCTCCTCTACTAATAACCGCTTGGTGATTTAAATTTTGATTAATAATAAAAATAGCCCTCATTTATTATTATTATTATTATTATTATTATTATTTTTTTATAACATATTTTAACATTCTCTCGTCTTTTATATCATCCTTAAAATTTCCAGATCCTGGGTTTTTATCTTTGTACCAACTTTGTGTATATTTATTACTACTTTTATCAAGATAATCGTTTTTAGCTTTTTGTGTTTTTAATAACATAGTTTCTAAATCTAGTGTCATATAATGAACCAATAAGATTGGTGTATCATCTGATAATTTTTTATCTAATACTGAAACTGATAATGGACGCCCATTATTTAGGCCATTTTCTGTAATAACTTTATTATATACATTTTTTATCTTATATGGTGGACAAAATACAATATGATTATCGATCTCATTTGCTAAATTAGGACGTGTAAATGATTTAACAAAACGATTCCAAAAATGTCCATATTGTTCTCTAATAAGGAACTGTTCACAAACATGTTTATTATAATCATATGTTTTTTGGTTTCCCATACCATATGTTAACCAATTTATAACTACACTACAAGTATCATCTGAATATTTTGATAAATGATCTTTTATCGTACCTTCTTTGATCCATAAAAATTCATCTGCATCACAAAATAAAAACCAATCATAATGTTTATAATTTTTAATCATTTTTGTAAAAATATTTTTTTGATTATCTTTACCAAAATTTGTATTAGAATCTATTAAAACTTCCACCTTATCACTTGTTATATTTTTACTAGCTAATGTTTCTTTTATTGGTGGAGATGATAAATTATCATAAATGACAATTTTATCAAACCCTAAATATAAATAGTGATTTACCCAATCAGTAATAATTTTCTGTTCATTTTTCGCTCTAATACATACACCAACCTTCATTATATAATAAATAAATAATTATTATATAATTACAACTTAGACATATTTTAACATTCTCTCATCTTTGACACTATCTTTAAACCGGCCTATCGTGTTATACCACTCGGGTGAATATTTATTATTAGGTACGCCTTTACATGCAAATAATCCTCCTTCCTGGTTTTTTTTTCTTTTTTCCAACATACTTTCTAAATCAAGTGTCATATAATGAACTAATACTACTGGTGTATTATCAGATAATTTATTATCTCTATTAAAAGAAATTTTTTCATGTAGATGGAGTATTTCATTATACACATTTTTGGATTTATATTTTTTATTTGTAGTAAAATGAATACGAATTGCCTCTACTAACTTGGGTCTTACGAAAGTCTTTATAAATTGGTTCCAATAATGACCATAATTTTCTCTCATACAAAATTGTTCAAAAACACTTTTATTAATATCATATATTTTTTGATTTCCCATACCATATGTCAACCAATTTATAACCACAGAACAAGTATCATCTGAAAACTTACTAAGAAATTCACGGATTGTTCCTTCTTTCACCCATAAAAATTCATCGGCATCGCAAAATAAAAACCAATCAAAATGTTTATATTTATTCAAAGTTTCATCATAACATCCCCCCTGATTATTCCTTTTTTTATCACATATATGAAGCTCGATTTTATCGCTGACAATATTTTTATTATCTAATGTTTCTTTTATCGATGGATATGATAAATTATCATAGATTACGATTTTATCAAATCCTAACTTTAAATAATGTTTTACCCAATCCGTAATTATTTTTTGTTCATCTTTTGCTCTTATACATATTCCCACTAACATCTCTGATATATAACTTATATATAATTATTAAATAAATTACTTAATCAATAATAAATTTATCGAGATTTCTCATTTTACAAATATTATTATAAATATCAATATCTGGTTGTAATTTGGTTTTTAAATATTGATAAACTTTCTTATGGTCTGCTTCTGTTATATTTAATTTGAAATAATTTGATAACTTTCTATTTTGCCTACATGGAATTTCGTGAGGAATAGATAGATTTGATTCAATATTAAATTGGGACGAAATTTCTTTTAGATCTGAATGTAAATTTTCAAAGAGAATAATATAATCATAATAATCTTTCTCAATAAACCAAGTTGGTGTAATTAATATATTTTCTATGAATGTATCAAATAATGGTTTATCTGTTTTAAATATTTGGATAAAATTCAAATCTGTCTTTTTTTCAAGTATAAAGTGATTGAATGAACTGATTGTTCTATTGATAGGATTTCTGATACATGTTATCTTATATTTCGCGGGTAATTTTGGATATAAGCTACAGTTTATATGAGATAAAATTATTTTACAATTATCAATTTTCGGTTTCATTTTATGATATATTTCTTCGTTCATAATATTTTTTTTTGCAGTATTTTCATTAGCGTAATAAATAGTTTGGTTATCGTATTTTAATTCTAAAAACATATTTTTGAAATAATTACGAATGGATGTACCTCCGCACTTTGGAATATGATAAAAAACAAAATCAAACTGACTCATATTATTATTATATTTAATAATAATATAATTTAAACATATTTATCGATTTTTCCTGGTTTTATTGCCTTTCTTTTTAAATGCCTTTTTAATAAATTTATTTATTTCCTCTTTATTATCAATAAATTGGTCTAACATTTCCGTATAGAAATAACGAAATTGCTTTTTCGATCGTTCAAGGTCATCTATACAAAACCACTTCATCTCAGATTTTTCGAAGATACGAGTACTTTTGATTACGTCATCGTCTAACTTGCGTTGTATAAATCGTTGATTATTATTAAAATATTTGGTCAAATTTGGATCATATTCTATCGGAAAAAGAAACACTCTATATATGATATGATTAGGTGTTTTTAAATCAAACGTTTTATACCCATATTTATGTAATAGTTTAGAAATCTGTTTTTCATCGCCTAAAAATCCAGTCATTTCTTCACTTCCCTCACGAATTGCCGTTTTATAATAAGTTTCCCCTTTTTCAGTTCCGCCTCCAAAATCAGCAAATCCCGGTGCAGAATCTTCAAATTTATTTTCCTTTCCAAATAATAGGTGAACTTTATTATTAATTATAGTAACTGGTAATATTCCTGCGCCCATCTAATAAATAAAAATATTATATTATATTATGAAAAAAAAAATGAATCATGAGAGAAAAACAAAAAAACATAAAAAGAGTAAAATTTATGAAAAAAAACCAAATAAAACAAAGAAAACAAAAAATCACTTGAAAAGTATAAAGAGTCCCAAACAAATACAAAATCCTCTATTATTTCCTCAATCTCGTAAAAATACATATCAACCATCAATTAACCAACAATTAATTTCTCTCGGGTCTAATCAAAAACAAGAATTTCATGATTGTAATCTTAAAGAAGCCTTCAACTTAAAAGAACCTTTAAAAATAGGTATTCCAGGATTTTTTTATGGTAAAACATGTTTTCCATATGATTCACGCGAAGCAAAAAAATATTTATTAGGTAACTTACGCGCAAATAAACATATAGATATACGAAAAGTAGTCCCTCCTAAACAATTACTATCTAATTGTTGGTTTAATACTATGTTTGTTACATTTTTTATTAGCGATAAAGGGCGTTATTTTTTCCATTATTTACGACAACTAATGATAGAAGGGAAGCAAAAGAACGGAATTGAAATTCCAAGAGAATTAAGAAATGCATTTGCGCTTTTCAATTTTGGTATAGACGCAGCAATACAAGGGAATAAATTTGCCTATGAAATGAATACAAACTCAATTATTCATAAAATATATAAATCTATTCCTGATAAATATAAAAAAAACGAAATAGTAGATATTAATGAAGCCGGAAATCCGTTATTATATTATATTGATATCATAAAATATCTACAAAATAATGCAATTAACTTAATAAACCTGAGGGATACTAGTAAAAATTGGAAAGATCATATCGCCAAGGCTTATAAAAAAACGAAAAAAATACCCCATATCATTATTATGGAATTTTTTGAAGAAAATGCAGCGTTCAATAAAAAACCAGTTTCTTTTCGTATGGAAGATGCAAAATTCGAAATAGATAGTGCTATTTTAAGAGATATTTCTAAACAACATTTTTGCTCAGTAAACACAATCGAAAAAAGGCAAATAGGATATGACGGAATGAGTCATCATAAATTAATCTCTTTAGACTGGAAAGATAAAATGAACTCAGATTTTTTTTGGCAATTTTCCGGAACGCTCGAAGAAACAAATGGAAATCCCATGAGATGGAACTTTATGAGAAGTTATCAATTACTTTTTTATTACCGTATAGAGTAAGCTACCGATGAGTAAGCTACCGATGAGTAAGCTACCGATGAGTGTTCATAATTTGTTGGACTATTTTCAATCCACCGATAGATGATGGTTCGATCTCATGGGTCAAATCTGATTTTTCGGTCATTTCGTCGCTTATAGGAATAAATTCTATATTTTTCTCTCGACATAAATCTTGTAATTTATTATTCCATATTTTAATAAGAGGGTAAAAAGGTTTATAACGATTACTCTGTGGATAATATATATCAAATACAAATATCTTCGGTTCATCAAATTTTACCAATAAACTATTGATTAGTTTTTTATATTTTTCAAAAATAATATTTAATTGATCTAGATTTGATTTTGGTATATTTTTATAAAGATAATAATAAATGATATCATTTCCACCTGCGGAGACGTAAATATTCGTATTTTTAGTATTATATTTATAAGGAACTTTTTCCAATTGATATAAAACATCTATAATCACTGCTCCATCTTGTGCTTCGTTAATAATATTCGGATTTTCCAATTTGAGTTGTTTTTCGATGGAAACGTCTGGAGTTGGTACATATAAATTATTTTTAAATACACTGTCGCCTAATAAAATAATAGTACTATTATCGGTAAACATCTCTTTTATAGTTAAACTCTCTTTTTTAGTTAGATAATAACCATATAAGCAGGTAAATATTACTATAATTACTATATATATTGAATAATTCATATATATAGTGAACATATTTTATATCTAACTTGATAATTCATATAACGGTGGTGGAGTATAGGTTGGTGCGGTTATTTCCAAATAAACAGTATTAGATATTAATTTTATTGGCGGATTTTGAAATTTACTTTCAATATTTATTACTCGTATAGGAACTGAAAAAGGATATACTAAACTGTCGATACCAGAAAATTGGACTGGTATTTGTATTGGTAAAATAATAGTAACACTAAAAGAACTATTATATATAACATCTACGCGTATATCATTATAAGTAACATAAGTAGACCCAAATGGAAAAAAATTTTCTCCGTTGATTACCAGTTCGCCATAAGTATTACCAGTATAACTAGAAGTAGATAGACTACTAATCTTAGGTAGTCCGCTCGGATTAAACCCTTTTACTAATCGACTAGGAGGAGTAACAATTGGACTTATTTTAGGGACACATGCCATAATATATTTATATATTTTATTTTATAGTTAATTTATCGCCCAGTCATCGTTTTTTGCGCTCAATTTTCCTTTTATACTTTCTTTTGAGAGATAAAAAATAATATAACCCATAAAAATTCCTACAAATCCGCCTATAATCACCTGAAAAAGAGTATGATGATCAAATACGACTCGTTGATATATAGTACATAAAGATATTAATAAGTAAATAAATAATTGGGAGTTATTTTTTACTGTCAAAAACATAAACATGAGCGAATAAAAGCAGGATTGAGCATGTCCAGAAGGCATACCATAAATATCATATGGAAACCCGTTTTTAATAATGAATCGTTCTTTATTTTCTAGTAATAGTTTTAATTCTTTTTCCGATATACCCGGTCGTGGTTGGGTTAAAATACCTTTAAGACCAAAATTTATAAAAGTATTAATAATATATCCTATAACAAAATAGAATAAAGAAAAATATTTATTGCGAAATAGATAAATATTATTTAAAAATAACATTAATGGTCCATATTCGCCATGATAGTTTATATATATTGATACCCACGAGTTTTTTTCCATATAATATAACCAGTTTTTAATATTGATATAAACATTCACACATTAACGTGACACACCAATCTGAACCATTTAAATTTAAAATATTACCCTTATCATCTAATAATTTTACTGCCATTCGATCTATATCTACAGGACCAAAATAAACCCGCTTATTAGACTGAAGCGATCCACTAAACTCTATTATTTGCGAACCTGTTGGAACTGTGGTAGATGTTTTTACAGGAAGAATAGCTAAAATATCACCTGATGTAGGAGCGGTGGCCAAATAATTAGTATTATTATTTCTATTTTTAGATATTTCATTAATAGTATAAATCTGTGATTGTGTTAATTGACGAGGAGCACTAGCGGTAACTTGTGGAATAGTAGTATATGAATCCTCATATTTATCTCCAATTAATAACCCGTTTAGTGGATTAGTAGTTTGTAATTGGGTAATCGCTTGGGTAGTAACGCCACCAATTAGTTGATTTAAATTACTAGATTGCTCTTCAGGAGGAATACATGTATTAAGTAAATCATTAGAATAATAATTGGGAGGTTTTACCATTTTATTTGATTGTGAAACTGAAACCAGACTGTTATTAACATGATTCTGATTATAATCATCGATAACTAAAATTAAATATTTTGTCCCATTCAAATTGGTAATTGCAGGAGCCTCGTTGCCTGTCTGTAAGACACTTATATAAGGTAATCTAAACCCAAGTACCCATCCTAATGTGTTATTTAAATAATTAGATGTTTTACTGTAACAGTTATTTTCACACTGTAGTTTACTGGTAAAGTCGTAAAATAATATTTGTGTTTCTTCTGTAACTACGAAAGTATCTGGGGAATAAAATTCATCTGGATTCGGTTCTGTATAACTGGCACCATAAAAATAAAAAGTGATTTTTGCATTTAAACTATTAATTACAAAATGGGTATTACTTCCGTCAGGATTAATAATTCCTCCTCCACTAAATCCTGCCGCGGTAAACACTCTTTCTAATTCTGTCTGTATAGTAGTAAGATTATAATTACCTGAAGTAATAGATATCGGTATTTTTCGTGTTGCGTGTACAATCCAAAAACAAGTATTTCCGTAATATCGATCAATTACATACCAACTCTGAGGTATTTGATATGAATATAAAGATAAACTAAGCGCATCTTTTAACGTATCAGATAAATCGAGTGTATAATTTGAAGCACTTGATTCGGGTCCTGCTGTAGCTTGTCTAAATTGACTATCCAAATTCACAAATCGTGTGATTGTATTTTTTAACGTAGGATTTAATGAATCCTGTTTTACTCGTAAGTTATAAGTATCATTAGTGGCGATTTGTTCTTGATTCATCGGAACATGTTGATTCCCATAAACTTGTACTTTTTGTTGTCGATTAGTAATTTTATTTGTTTGATTTTGATCGCTCTGTTGTGGATATTGATTCTCATACCAGTTATCGGTTTGATTTCCTCCTTCGGGATATTCTGCGTCAGAGGGGTCACTATCGTCATCGTTCATATTTTGATAAGTTTCTACTACTATTTTATTATTAGAATTATCTTTTTTATCAGGAACAACTAGACCCTGTGCATATTGTAGTAGTTGACTTCTCAATTCAATAAAAAAAGCAGATACTTCTGGATTCGATGCTTTAAATTGGTTGATTAATTTATTTGTTTTCTTAGTAATTTCAGACGGTTCTAATTCTTGGACTTCTATAATAGCCATCAATTCAGAAATTGTGTAATTGGCTATATTTGTATCCATATAGATATCACGAGTTGACATATATATATTGTAGTGGTTTATTTTAAATGAAAATTTACAGAATTAGATTTGAAATATCGGATAAAACATAGTTGAATAGCTTTTATTATTATATTCAATTGCATTTTATTTATTTTTTCGTTTTTTTTCTTTTTAATATAGTTTTGTGTAATAATAGTAACCCCCATACTTCGTTTCATATGATTTTTCTCTCGAAATAAAATATATTCTATTGTTTCTACAAGACTCGGCGATAAATAATATAATTTATCTCTATTCAATCTGAATTTACCTTTATAGATAAAACGATTATAATTTTGATCTGAATGTATACGATGGTAATTTTTAAGAAGAGGTCTATTCAATACCATACCTATTCCTTCAATTTGGTTTTGTGTATTATTCATTTCAATTATAAAAACGGTTAAATCATAAGGAATTTTAATTATTTCATGAGAAGATCCATAAATACATCCATCCGTTGTTGACATTCTGGATCTATATAATTCATTTTCTAACCAGGTTTCATCTGAAAAGCGTGTTGAAGCTAAATACATTATTTCTTAATTAAAATAAATAGGTAATTAAGAAATCAATTTTAAAAAAAAATAATTTTATAATTTAATGGATAATACGTGTTGTATATGCGGAACTGTTCGAAATTGCGGAATATATTTGGATAAAGTATTTGAAAATATAGTAAAAATTGGCTCTATATTCGATAAATATGAAATTATTATTTTTTATGATATTTCTCTCGATATATCTTTAGAAAAATTAAAATTCTGGCAGAAAAAACTACCAAATATGCAGTTTTATAGTAATAAAAATACGCTTTCCAAATATAGAACTCATAACTTGGCAAATGCGCGTAATTTTTTATTAAATTATGTAAAAAAAAACCATACTACGTTTAAATATTTTATTATGATGGATATGGATGATGTAAACGCCAAGAATTGTCAACCGGAAAATTTAAAGTCGTATCTAGATAGAACCGATTGGGATGGATTATCATTTAATACGTCGCCTATCTATTACGATATTTGGGCACTCTCCAAAGCCCCGTTTACATTTAGTTATAATCATTTTACGAATAATTATACGTATCATAATATTATCGCAAAGTATATAGATCATTTATTGAAACAATTACCTGAAGATGGACTTTTATCGTGTATTTCGTCGTTTAATGGATTTTCTATTTATAGAACAGATAAATTTTTACAATCAAACTATGATGGTAGACCTAGACCAAATTTATTACCGAAATCATTATTAGATCAACATAAGAAAATGACAAAATCCAATATTATATATAAAAAGTATGAAACTCTCGATGGTAGATATGAAGATTGTGAACATCGTGTATTTCATATATTAGCTATTAAAACCGCTGATGCAAAAATCCGTATCAGTCCAAAAATTTTATTTTACTAATATTTAAATTATATATTTTATAAAAATATTGAATATAGTATATATAATAAATGGATGAGAAACAATCAATAGTTTCTACTAATATTTTTCAAACGCATAAATCGATGGCTTATATAAAAACGAAACCTAAGCTTTTAACAGCCGTAAATTCGTGGAAAAAACATTTAGATTTTAACTATTATTTTTATGATAATAATGAATGTGAAGAATTTATTAAAAAAAATTTTACTGATGAAGTTTATGAAGCTTATATGCGATTACCTATAGGTGTCATGAAAGCAGATTTATGGCGTTATTGTGTTATATATCATCATGGCGGAATTTATGCAGATACAGATACTATTTGTATGAATAATCCGAAATTATTTATTAATAATAGTTTATTAACTGTGGCTCCAGAAAACGAGACACATTTATGTCAGTGGTGTTTTTCTGCGCCGAAAAACTCTCCAATATTGAAAAATATAATAGATTTATCAGTTAAGAGAATTTTGTTTTTAAAAGAAATAAAGGGTGAACATATCATTCATGCTATTACTGGTCCTGGAGTATTTACAGATGGAATTGACAAATATTTAAGACAAACAAAAATACCTGTTTTCAAAAATAAACTAGATTATCAAAAATTACGTAATAAAACAATTATGGTGTTTAATACAAATAATTTTCATAATAAAATTATTAAACATCTATTTTGTGGTCAAGATAGTGATGGATGGGTTAACGAACGTAATAAATATCTAATTTAATTATAAACTCTTTTTTCATTCCATAAAGCAGAATAATGTGGTGTTTTACTATGTTTTCCACATTCCTCTAAATACCCATCATATTGTTTCAATATACAAAACCCCTTATAGATAACATATCGGTTATTAAAATTCTCAAGTACGGTGTGTCTTAAATCAATAAACTGCTTATCAGATTGCGATAAACAATTCGCTAATAAACCAGGACCTGTTATATCTAAACAACTATTTCCATAAAATTTATTTGCGACATGAGTTACTATTTGACGAATGGCTTTAAAACAACTATTATTTCCTTTATCACATACCATAACTGCATTATAAATATTATTACCATCTATATCTAGACAAAAATGGTCAGATTCCATTAAATTTATAAAACGAAAATTATGATGAGGCTTATATTTAATATCTAAGTAAATACCGCCGTAAATATATAATACACAATACCGCCATAAATCTGCTTTATAAGCCCCGGGTAATAACTTTTTATATGAATATAATACGTCTGGTTTAAAATATTTGGAAATAAAGTTTTCGCAATCGTTATCATCAAATAGATGATAATTAAATCTAGGATTTAGTTTTTTGATTTTAGTAACAGATTTCGCCATATTTGGAGGTAATAATTTTGTATGCCATGTTTGGAAAATATTCAATGGAATTACTGGATTAAAATGAATCTTTATTGGAAATGGCTTTTCATATAATATTTTTTTTATAAACACCGTCTTTGTTAAAAGACCCATTTCTTTTCTTTTTATCCTTTCCTTTTTTTTATCGATAAAATTCATTATATAAGACAAAATATTTTATTTTAATTAAACGTTCGAATAAGCTAGTATTAATTATAATTAATATTTTACTAAATTGGATGTAAAGTAACTATCTGCTTCTATCTCTAATAAATCATATCGTTTATTCTTAAGACTATTTTGTAATCCAACCCACGGGGTAAATTGATTTAGTCCTTTTAATCCCTTATTACAAAAACTATTTAATAATTCAGTATTATAGCCGGATAACATAGATATATTTTCATAAAAATGTAAGCAAGGAAACCCGTTGGTAGATCGTAAGTTCCATAAAATAATATGAGGAGGTTTTAATGGTTTTCCATAGTGTGTTATACCTATATCCTCATATTTTTTACGAATTACATCTACTAATATATGATCTTTTAATGAATTATCTGATGTTCCATTTATTTGCATATCAGATAAAATAACCAAAACACTTTCTTGTATTTCATCATGCGATAATTTAGATTGAATGGACGCATCTATAATCATATCCAAAGCTGAATAAAAGTTTGAGGTTCCTCCCCAATCACATTTTGAAATCATATCTACTTTAGATATAAAATCTGGACAGTTACTTAAATTCAACCAATTTGGATGTTCCCCGAACGTCATTATACGGTTTCTCAAGCTGGATACTTCAGAAATTCGGATACCAAGTGCAATCGCTATATCTTTTGATAATCCATCCATCGAAAAAGAAACATCTACCATAGGGATAAAATTTTGAAGTGGATTAGGTTCGCATAATTGACTTTTCCAAAGTGAATTTAACATATTAATTTGTGTCTGTAACTTAGCAGGAGTATCCTGTTGGGGTTGTTGTTGGTTTTGTTTATATAAAAGTTGTCTCGCTTCTTTTATAAAGAAATCTAAGCTTATCCTTTTACCGTTTATTTCTTTTCCATTTTGTATTTTCTTATCAAGAAATATTTTAAAGTTATCAGCACATCTTTTACGATAATTATTTTTATCTTCCAAAAAAGAATGGGTTTGCTTTGCGAACGTTAATGATGTTACATGATTGAAATCAATAGACTGCCAATTATTTTCACACTGTTTTATTTGGACAGTATCTAAATATTTATTTAGTTTTGAACATAATTGTCGATATTTTGTATATGACTTTTTGATTGCATCTGGGTTTATATCGTGAAACTGAAAATACTCAGGAAAAAATGAAAAAGCCAGCTCTTTAAATAACCATCCATATTTTGATTTTTCACGTGGTACCCATCTTGCAGCTAGACTAATTGGTAGACCTTTATCATAATTTTCTAAATCTTTTCTCAGTTGGTAATTTATCAAATCAATACAAAATGTTATCATTCTTTTATAATTTGGATTTGGATCTATAGTGTGTTGAGTTTTACAATAGTCGCAAAATAACTTAATATCTTTCCACGAGCCTAACATATGAGATTTTTCCGTGCGTAATAGTAAATTTATTGCTATTTCGGCTAACTTTGGGTAATAAATCGACCAAATATAAATCATCATATATGTTAATTGGTATTCCCCCTTTCCAGCAATAATATCGCGTGTATATCCTATCATCTTGAAAAGAGTTATTAAATAACATAAGATATCTGATGATTCTTTTTTATCATTATCATAATTATTTTTTAACTCATATAAAATATTTTTGAACTTATCATATAATGCAGATAATTGTATTCCCTTCACACGAACCATTTGAAAATTTAATTGTAGAATTTGTTCTTTTATATGATTCGACCATGTGAATTCTATATGCCCATTAATACCATATTTTGACGGAGTAATATTATCTAATGACATGATAAATGCATTCATTATAAATTAATATTACTAATCTTTAAATCGTTTTCTGATTGTTTTTTTCTGATTTTTTTTTTGTGGTAATGGAATTCTATATTTTTTAGTTTTAAATTTATTATCTTGTACTATCTCTTGAAAAATTAAAATAATCTCATTTAAATCATGGAACATCGTAATTGTTTTTTGAAAATAAATATCTTCTATATAATTAATACTGGATAGGTAGTTCAACTCTTCCGGTCCATTTTTTAAATAAGATTTTACATTATCAACATCTAAAAAAAAATTATATTTTAAAATGGATTTTATTCTATATTTTTTTTTATAACAAATAATATTATCTTTTATTAAGTGAATCATCTCTTCTTTACTAATTTTATTTGGTGTATTAAATAAAAACGTTTCTTGATTTATATGGCTTATCGTAGTTTCTTTATTCAAATAAAGAAAAGTTATATTCACGTAATTTACATCATCCTTATAAAAATCTTTATATAAGTTATCTATTTCATCAAATTTTTTTATCCATTCATCATCTAGTGTATATGTCATAAAATATAATGATATTATACAATTATATTTTAAACTTATTATAATTCTTCATCGTCTGAAGTTTCATCCTCACTATCGCTATCATCATATTGATTGTAATCATAGTTAGGAAATAAATATATTTTTTCATATTCTTCCTCCCCCCATTTTTCTATATATTCATTCACCCATTTTTCATAGTTTATACATAAAGTATTGAAAATAGCTATATAATCTTTTTTATATTTGAGGGAAGGGGTGGAGGATTTATTAGAATAAACACCCCCTTTAACTAGCTGCACCCATCCTGGTAATATTTCATCAATTTTTATAGATGTTGCAACTTGGACTTGGTTTACCTTATCTGTATAATTTTCTTCTATTATATTATATGAAGAACTAGTTTTATCAACTAAAGAAGGAAAATTATCGATTAATAAAGATTCTTCGATTTCTTTTAGTTTTTGTTCTTCTCTTACAGTATTTATAAATTTATTATCATTTGATTCATATTTTCCTCCAAATGAGGGATTACTATAATTCCTACGATTATTTCTTGAATTATTTCTTGAATTATTTCTAGGGAGCTGTTTTTTATAGTCGCTTGAATTATCTTCTAATAAACTAGAAAATCGATTGATTTTTTTGAACATATTGGTCATCTTTCTTTATACTATTAATTATACGTTGTTTAAATATAATTTTTAAATCAATTTTTTTTAGTATTCTAATAAAATAATTTAAAGATATATATCTACTTTATATATCTCCTTACAGCTAAAATCACCTTATGTTATATTTGGACCCAACTATAAAATCGTATATATATATTATAGGAGATAGCAATAGTTATTTTTAACTTTAATTTCGGGCTAAATTAAAAAAAAATAATTATATAAAATTATATAAAATTATAAAAATTATAAAAATTATAAAAATTGATATT